ACCTGACTTGTAAAAATCAGCTATTTGTGCTTTCCCTGAATCCACTTCAGCCTGTAACTCACGAATTATAGAGTCTAGACCTTGTTGAGCCGCAGTATACCCATTTTGGTAAGACTGATTTCCAGTAACCTTATATTGTACAAAGTTGCTACTGTAACTCTGTATAAGAGAATTGAATTGACTATCCATTTGTTACATCCGCCATACAAAATAGATAACGCTTATTCTCTACTGAAGTTTCACACATTCCTGTTACTTCCAAAACATCTCCTGGACGCGCGCCAGTCCACTTTGCCATAGGATCTTGTGAGTCAATTTTTCGGAATACTGTAGGAGTTTTAGCATTTGTAGCTTTTAGGATTCCTTCAAGTTCTGATGTAGCAACAATACGATGCTTAGGAACCTTCACATGGCGACCATATTGGAACTGAAGATGACGAATTTCAAATAGCTGAACAAGAGGGACGTCAGACTGATTCACATGATTGCGAAGTGCGTTTAATACTGTTTCAGAGGGACGAGAAAGACCAACAATAATAATACCATTACCGTGTCTATTTTCACTTGCGTATTCGATAAATGTGTTTAGATCCTTTTCGGAAATACGAGCTTTCGTGCTAAAGATAATTAGAATACCTCCGAAGGTATACATTTTGGTCTCATCAATTGTTGAACTAACTGTCTCGAAATTCTCACCAGTGAGACCACGCTCACTTAGGATTACTTTTAGAGTCGAAAGGGCACGTTCTTCCATTGTTTAACTAGAGTGAGGATATGAAAATACCATTCCGTTTTCTGTGTGCTTACAGTAAATGAAAGGACTCGAATTTGTCATCATAATCGTAGGTATCCTGTTGGTATGGTATCTATCATCTGCTAAAACTCGAGAGACATTTATTCCCGAGTTTTTAGATCAAGGTAATGTGAAGCGAACCGCAGAGACATCTACGTCTTCATACGCTCAGCAAACAAATCATGTAATTCCTACACCTCCTCAGCCCGAACCTATTCTTGGCATGGAGACACCATTTCGAGTGAATATGTTTAATTCGTATCAGCCCAACTAAAGATAGAACTGATGTTTGCATAGGATTCTCTCGTTGAATAATATGGGTTTATTCGTATTTCCTGCCAGTGTGATTTCATCCGGATGTTCTGCTACAATCGGTATAATGAATGTAGATCGTTTACATCCTAACTCATTTGAATCAAATAGTACAGAGTCTGTTACAAATTTTTCTTTATACACTTCGTAAATATTATCATTTGAAAATAAGTTTACCAATTTTGTAGCGTAGAGTCTTGAGACCATATAACATTGACAGCCCCATGGATTTGAAATTTGTACTCCTTCTATCACATCGCGATCCACAAGACGAATTACTCGTTGCCCATATGAAGTCGATGGAATATTTACAAATCCAACCGAAAACATATCATATTTTGATTGCCGCATATAGGTCTCAACATATGGAATAATATCATTGAACTGCTTATGAAACCGAACATCGTCTTCTATAATCATACATAATTCATCTTGTGTTTCTAGAAAACGTTTCATTGCTCTTAGGTGACCCAAAGTAGCAGCAAATCCAGTAGGATAACTCATATTGTTTTCAATACATTCCTTGCTGCGTCTTTGAACTTCCTCATCTGTGTACCAAGGAGAGTCAACTACTTCAAAATCTAAATTCAAAGGCAATGACGCATTTTTTAACCTAACTACTCTATCAGCATTACACGACACAACGTAGATTTTCATTGATTGTATTAATAATGTAGTTCTTCTGAAAACCAGATGTAAATATTTCATTAGAAAATTCTACCGCATTTTTTGCGATTTCATGAGCCTTGTCATCATTATTTGCCAACCATTCAAGTTTCTCTTCTAAATCAGAAAGATCATATTCGATAGGAACATAGTGTTTCATTGGAACTAAGAATTTCTTAAACCACCAATTATTTTTAGGATGAGTTACCATAATAGGTACCGCTCCTGATCCAAATGTCCATTGATGATTTGATGCGATAGTCATTCCATCAATAATAAGTAAATACTTGTATTTAAGAAAATCTTGAAAACTATTTCGTTCGTGAACTTTATATTTTTCATCGATATTATTCGCATATGGTCCTAATTTGCCACTAAACGCAAATTTACAGTCCGAATATGTATTATTTTCTAGTTTTGTTACAACTCGTTCACGAATAGTTGGGCGTTCATAACCACCTGGATTTCCTCTCCAGAATACCTTTGAACATCTGTCTTCCCACGGAATCATTTGAACATCTTTGAAAATAGAAGCCATCCCATGTTCAAATGTATAATCGTCAAGTGGAAGAAGTAATATATTTTTTCTATATACATCACGCGTAGCTAGTGCGCAAATAAATGGTACCGTATTTGGTATTGCTTTCGACTCTAAACTACTCAAATATTTTTCATTTAAAAATAAGAATGGATTTTCTTGAGTCACTTCTTTACAAAGAGCATCTGATACAATTCCATCAGTGCATGTGAATATTACTGTTATATTTGGATTGATATGTTTTAGAAAAGTTTCAATGCTACCATTTGGAGCACAATAACTGTATGTTCCACTCCAATATACATTAATATTTTGTGGAAACCTAACAATATTATTTTTTTCCATTGTAGATACAACCGTACTTTACGCCTAAATCGAAAACTTGTAATTATTTTTAATACGTTCCATTTGTTGAGGTGGAGCCTTATTGTCTGCGATTAGTTTCTCCGATGCCATTTTTGCTAAATCTTTACATCCACAATAAAATGCGATAATAGACAGTTCATCCCAAACTTTCCAATCATACACGTCGTTCTCTAAAAATAAGTGCTGATCGGTAGGCTTTGGAATTGTAGACGCATATAATGCCATCGCTAAAAGTTCACGAGAGAATTGGTTTGTCATACGACAATGGGATAGATAGGAAACTAAGCATTCAATTCGTTTAGGATTACATTCATGTGCTTTCCATGCCCATTCTTTACTATGTGTCATCTTTGCGATGTTGTACGCAGACATGTACTTCTCTTCGTACCACCTGCCTATCTCATATCGTTTTGTGTACCATTTTACTGCTTCATCAAGCTGTCCATCATCCCGATATGACTGTGCCAAATAAAACATATATCGTTCATTATCTGGCTCGTCTTCAGTACCTTTTAGAAGTACTACAATGTCTCGCTTCATCTTATCAGTACATTTGCTACGATCCCCGAGTCGTCGACTTGTCATAAACATAGTAGCTGGACCATCTAGAATAGTATTATTCGGTTTGTCATTCCCAGCATATTCGTGTAAAACACCATTATACCTCCATCCGTCGTTTGCTTTGAACAATTGCGTACGGGTATAGCTTAACGCGTCTTGACGTATTTTTAAGTTGATACCATTTGGGTCACGTTGGAGAATATCTAGAAGTTGTTGTTTTCCGTTACCATCCCAGGCAATCAAATCATCGGCATCAATGACTAGAATATATTCCATTTTGCCATCACACAATTTGAGTGCCTCAGACCGATTATGGCCAAAATTTTTCCATTCAGACTGATGAACTTCACCTTGAATACCGTGTTCTTCATAAAATGTTTTGATAACTTCAATTGTATTATCAGTAGATCCAGTATCAACAATACAATATGTATCAATGAGTGGTAATGTAGCAGTTAGAGATTCATGAATGATATGACTCTCATTTTTTACGATCATACATAATCCAATTCTAGGAGCTGGGATTTTTGTAGATTTAATGTTAATCCATTGAATAGAGCTCTTTTCAATTTGTGCTCTTGATGGATCTCCGTCCATAAAGCTAGGAAATGCTTCGATTGTTGTTTCATTCATATCTCGAAAACTAACGCAATATTCAGTACTAGTAGTTTTAAATACAAATGGAACGCTCATTCGAATAGGAACATATGTCTCTGTATTAAGTTCTACAAACGCATGATAATATTTACGTAGTCCAGAGTAATCGACAAAGTGAATCATACACATAAGTTTATCATCAATCATTACAGGAGGAGATGATCCGCGAAAGATGTTAAAAAGACCGGGCGTTGTATATTTATTACATATTTCGGCATTAGAATTAATGATTCTGAATGGATTCCATGAATATATAAATACATCTCTATCTGAAATGGGAAGCCAGTTTTTTTCACAAAAATTATTTAGCGGGGAAGGTAAATGTCTACAATTTGAAAATGTTCCATTGAGATTATAATCGCCTGTAATGATTCCAACTGTTGGGCAGAATTCATGATAGTTTGAGGCAATGAAACTAAGCTTATCATCTTTCTTGAACAAACGGATATCTTCTAGTCCTTTTACGTTTGATTCTTTTCTTGGTAGATTTACAGTTCCGTCATTCATATCCGCAACAACTTCTTCGGTTTCTAAGTTTACATATATGTTTTTTGTTACAATTGCGCTTCCATCTTTTGTTCTATATTTACCATCAAACGGCTGTAAAAAAGTTACATGTCGTACATTCGCAAATGGATATGTTAGTACAGATACTGCGGATGGTCTAAATTCATCAGGAAAATGTTTTGGAATTACAAGAGGAATTATTTGAGATGTAATTGGTTTTACAATATCTTTAAGTTCTGCCAAAAATTTGGAGATATTGCCAGTTTTCAAACACTCAACCGTCTGTTCCATTTATTTATTTTTATTACGTTTATAGCGTTAAAGTAGTCTTCTCCTTCGGATGTTCTGGAAGACTTTTATTAGCACGATGTAGACAAATAGTATCCCATACAGCTGTCATACTTGGTAGATTTTTTGTAAGCCAATCTACTTCATGCTCTACTAACTTCATTCTATGCTTATCAAGCACCCAATATACGAGATTCCAATCATCGGTTGTTCCTAGTACTTGAGACCGCCATTCAGCAGGTGTTCGTGTGTCGTCTAGATCTTTATATTTAATAATCATATCTGTATCATCTACTGCGTAGAATCCCTTGTGTTCTGCTTTGCTGTCAACCCATTCGGAGTATGAAAGCACTTTGAACTGGAACTCAATATATTCACACAAATTCAAACCTGTACATTCCATCTGTAACTGCATCTGGTGATAATATGATACGGGTACAGGAGTATCATCTGAAAATGCACGAGATATAGGACATTTAAATTCTACAAGACGCCCGTATCGTTCATGAGACACATCTTCAGTTACAATGATACCATCTGGGGATGCTCCTAAAAACGACACAGTTGGATGAGGAATACATGTTGTATCTATGATGTTCATGTTAATACCTGAAAGCTTACAATAGATCTCTTTTGCGATAGGTTCAAATCGAGTACCCCAAACTAGTGCTCGCGGCCCAGGTCCTTCCGTACGTGGTCGAGGCATTAGCTTACCCATTATAATCTCATGCTTTTGGGAAGGTGTCGCATCAGGCAATGCTTTATAAATTTCTGAAGCAGTTAGCATGCTTCCACGTTTTGCGTGCCATGCGTCAGTGCGTTGGTCGTTTTGACCATGCTCTGCGATAAGTTGATTTACTTTGGTTTGAAGTTCCATTTATAATTACTATATATTAGCATATATACATTCGTTTTGTATAGATCTAAGTTTACATGGAAACGCATGGAGTTAAATAACGAATGCAACAAATACAATCACAAGAACAATGGGTATTGTATCGTCTAGAACGGTTTTATTCAAATACCCAGCACCTAGAAAAAGTGAAATCTATCCTAAACGGAACGTCTCAACTATCACTTCGTCTAATCGATTGGTTTGTGACGAATTACGCAAAGAAGTACAATGTGGCGTATCTAACCAAAGGACAAAAGCACGTAATTGTCTATCTATCATACAAGTCACACCTAAAGGCTTATAGCAAGAAGATGTTTGATCCGTTCTGTCGATGGAAGAGAATCAAATTTCATGATTTGGAAACGACAGTAGGACAGCTTAACTTTTTTGAATGGGCTGTAAGCGACGATATATTAGACTATCTTGAAAAGCATCGTGAAGAAGTTCATGCGGATATGGAGACACGCCTTCATGAAACAAAAGAAGAAAGCACACCCCGCAAGAAACGTCATGAATTGTCACGCTCTGCAACTAAGTCACTCGCTCGTCATGATGTAAACGTTAAAGTCTCATTTGAGTAAAGTTTCCATTCTGAAACATCTGTAATGAAGTCATATTTGCACGCAATAAGTCCACCA